GCAAACGACTCAAGCGGCAAACTTGGCAATTGCAAAAGTAACTGGTGAAAAACTGGTTCAAGATGAAATTTGGTCACGAAAACAACTCAATGAAAATCTTCTTGAGCTTGAAAAACGATTCCAGCTCGAACGAATTGTTTTTGAAGAAGGCTATACCGAGAAAGTTCGGCAACTAGAAGAACGTGCTTCTTTTGAACGATATCAGCGTTCAGATGTACGAGTTCTCCAAGAAGGAATGGCAGATGCACTTGGTGAAGCAAAGAATGTTGTGCAACAAGGGTTGTCCGATTTAATGACTGGAGAAGGGAAGGGGTGGGAAGCATTCTGGAATAATCTCTGGAAGGGATATGCTAACTCGGCATCGAAGATGCTTACAAATTATCTCTTTCAGCCGTTTGAGCGAATGCTTACAGACCAGACGACTGATATTCAAAAATCGATGACGAAGGAAGGATCTGGTCAGATAAGTAGTGGTGCGGCAGGTGGTGGATGGCTTGGGATGCTCTTCGATGGTGCAAAAAAACTTTTCTTCGGTAGTGACAAAGCTACTTCAGATACGAAACCACTACCAGGTGTCACTGGAACGTCTAGTAGTGCAATGGATACCTGGAATCAAACCTATGGACGGAATGCCAAAGCCCAGGCGAGTGGTCTAACGGCATCTTTTGCAGGTGATGTCTCGGCACTGAACAGTACGGGGCAAATAGCACAAGCGACACAGTCGGCACAAATTGCATCGCAAACTGCATTGCAGACATTTGCAACGACTGCCGCAACGGCAATCACAACGGCAATGTCTTCAATGTCCACGATAACCACTGCAACAATGACCGCGTTGAGTACAGCGGCAGCAGAACTTAGTCTTGCAGCTACGGCATTGTCAACTGCGGCAAGTAACAGTAGCACTGGTGCACTTGCAAACGCTGCTGGACCAATCGCAAATCAGTCTTCTCCGTATATTGGTTCTGGGGCATTTACGGTAGCTGCCGAGGGTGGGTTATTCACTGACGCGACACCGGTGATCATTGGTGAAGCCGGTCCAGAAGTTGTCTTGCCGCTCAGCAACAAGAAGCGAATGGTCGAATTACTTCGTCTTGCGGGCGTACGGGAATTGGCATACGGTGGTCTTACGGGACTTGAAAATCCGAACAATATTCTCGGTGTCGGGCAGGCACAACCGGCAACAACGGTGACCCAGTCTGGTGGGATACTCTTCGAGACCGGAACTGGGAGCAATGCAATTAGATATGAAGATGAAAAGGAAGCATCAGAAGAAGCAACAAAGGCTATGAGTGCCTTCAGCAAAGCACTGATGGTGGTAATTCCTCTGCTTATGATTTTCGGGGGTCAATTAGGTAAGAGCGCGAGTAGTGGTGGTGGAAGCGGTGGGATTTTCGGCTGGCTAGCGAGTTTGTTTGGTGGCGGTAGTAGTGGATGGAATGGGGACACGAGCAGTGCTGCGTGGCAGGATTGGTCTGCGAACTCGATGTCAATGGCATCAGCGAGTTATGCCCAGGGCGGCCTGATCACAAAGCCGACAATGGCGCTGATGGGTGAGAGAGGCGCAGAAGCAGTGCTGAACTTTAGACAGTTAAGCTCGCTTTCGCCGGAAGCGCGTGCCGAAGTGCTCGCGTCACTTGATAGTATAACTCCAACGAAGACACCGAATCTGCCCTTCGGTGATTTCCGCGGGCTATCGGAAAGTGAGAAGCTTCGGGTACTCGCAGAGCTAGCAGTAGCAGGAAAAACATATGATGCCAATAAGCCAAATGTCCGAGTCTGGAATGGGACGATATACATCGGAACACCCGAAGGTGGCTGGACGCCGGTCAGCTACGCGTGGCAGAACAAGGGTAAGGTATACGGCACGGGCACTGCAGGAGAAGGCCCGAGCGGCAGCGGGTCCGGCATCGGGACCGGGCAGGGACAGACACCAGGATTTGGCACGCTCGACTCGACCATGGCGCAAGGGATGATGGCGGCGGCATCGCTTATGGGGCCACAAGCGCTGGCGGGCGTCTTGGGAATGCGGGTTGCGTCGGGATTGCTGACAAGTGGGTACGAAGCAAATCCAGAATACGGCGTGCCGACTGCGGCGGATGTGCAAGCCTCGTATGACTACGAGGGTAACGTCAAAGGCGCGGCAGCGCAGGCCGCGCGCGATACAGCGCTGGGTTTAGAAGCACCGGGTGGTGTTGGACCGAAGGGAGCAGTAGCGGGCGGACTCACGTACGGTGGCACCCCAACGGGTATAAGTGCGCTCACGGGAGAACCGGAAAATCAAGCTAAGGACACGACACCATCTCGCACCGCAGGCGGGTATTCTCCTGGTTGGGGACCGGCACAGTCTTCCGGATGGGGCACGAGAAACGACCCGTCAAGAACACAAAAAGACCCAGAGACTCCAGACCCCACGACTATGGGATTGGGAGGTCCGCCGTCGCCAGCTCCAGATCCAACTCCAACCGATCCCGAGAGTAGCAGAAACCAAGCGGGTGCTCCTAGTCCATCCAGTACCCCAGATAGTCCAACTGATACCGATAGTGGTAGGAACAGTGCTGGAGGGGGAGAAGACTGCTTCCTGCGCGGTACTCGCGTGACAATGGTAAACGGGACAATGAAACCGATTGAGGAAATCATTATCGGTGATCATGTGCTCTCGTGGGACGAAGAACGACACGCGTTCACACCGGGCACTGTAGCGGTGCTCTACAGCAAGACGGGTGAAGAACTAGAAACTCGATCGGTGATAGTTATTACAGTTGATGGCTGCACGCCAATTCGCTGTACGCCGCGGCACCCCTTCTTGCTCGCAGATGGTAAATGGATTGAAGCTGGGCATCTCACAGTCGGTATGCAACTCGCATCTGGCAATGTCATAGTTGATATTTCACTGCAGGAATCAATTGATCGAGTTATCTGGAACTTCCACGTCGAGCCGTGTCCAACGTATGTGATCGAAGGGCAGATCGTTCACAATAAAGCCGATGATTGTTTCTTGCGTGGGACTCGCATTGCGATGCACGATGGGACAGAAAAACCAGTCGAAGAGATTGCCATTGGGGACTACGTTCGGTCCTGGAACGAGGTAGAGCGTGCTTTCACCGATGGCACTGTAGTGACACTCTACAGCAAGACAGGCGAAGAACTTCCCTATCGGACAATTGTTGAAGTGTCTATGACAAATGGCCGAACGATTCGCTGCACGCCACGGCACCCGTTTCTCTTGGCAAGTTGGAAGTGGATCGAGGCAGGCTCTCTCGTCAAGGGGACTGAACTTGCATCTGGTGCAACTGTTGATTCCATTTCATTGCATAATATCACAGATGATAAAACAATCTGGAACTTCCACGTCGAGCCGTGTCCAACGTATATCGTCGAAGAGCAGATCGTTCACAATAAGGGCGGTCCAGGTACTGACACAGGTGGCGATGGTGGAGGCAGATGTTTCCTGCGTGGCATGTTGGTGACGATGGCGGATAGGACAGAAAAGCCAATAGAGAAAATTGTCATTGGTGACCGAGTTGGTTCGTGGGATGAAGTGCGCAATATATTTATTGAAGGTACGGTAACTAGATTATTTCATGACGCGGGAAATGGGCTTCTTTCTCGGGGAATTGTACTTATATCATTTAATGACCGAAATATTCGTTGTACGTCGCAGCATCTATTTCTTCTAAAGACCGGACAATGGATTGAAGCTGGACAGCTACACCGCGGAGACATATTAGCTTCCGGACAATCTATTCTTGAGATACAGCGTAAAGATTCTGATGATTGTGCAATCTGGAATTTTCATGTCGAACCATGTCCGACGTATATTGTTCAAGGACAAATTGTTCACAATAAGGACGTGGCACGCGGTGGTGTAATCAAAGCGAGTGCAACAAAACATATACGTATGGGAGAAGGTGGTGAGTCAGAACTTGGAATCTTCGTTCCGAAATCAATGGAACAGACTGGAATGCAGGGTGAAGAGGGAGAAGTTATTGGTACGATGGTCAATGTCTTAGCGAAATTGACCAATCGAAGTCCAAAAGATTTTATGCATGCAATATCCGGTCGGAATCGAAAATTTGCCACTGGCGGACTTGTAACAAGTTCGACATTTGCCGAACTTGGTGAAGGTGGTAAACCAGAGTTGGTCTTGCCATTGACGAATCAGGACCGCATGAAAGAACTTGCCGAACAAGCTGGCTATCATTTGATTCCGATGAAGGGTATCGAACATTTTGCCAGTGGTGGATTTGTCAATGCACCACCACCGCCGGCACCGCAAGTACATAAGCAACAGATTGCGGCACCAGCTCGGGCAGATGTTACGGTAATTAGCCTTACACGTGATGAAGATTTACAGGCAATGATTGCATCAGGTGTTGCACGTGGATCACAAGTAGTAATTCATGATGTGATTAAATCACTTGCTGGGAACCGGGCGATTCGTCGGCAAATCCAGAGGACGGCATAATGGGTTACATTGGACCGGTTTCTTCAGTTTGGATGTGGCGTCCATCGCAGGCAACGATTTCCGAACAATGGAAAACATTAGTTACGGAATTTGAAAGTGGTGCCGAACAACGTCGAAGCAAGTGGGAAACTTCCCGAGTAACATTCAAATACCAGTTCGAACGAGGTGCATTAACAACAGATGAAGTTCAGGATATTTGGCGATTCTATATGCGACAACGTGGTGCATATGGGACGTTTCTTGCACCAGCGTATGGGAACATCATGACCAGATTGTCGGCAACATATCTTGGCTCATTTCAAATAATAGTAGACCAGACGCAAGATTTTACATCGAATCCGGCATCGCATTGGAATAAGTTTTATGTTGAAGATTCAAATGGAAGTTATGGATTTTTTACCGTTGGAAGTGTTGTAAATGCAACAACAATAACCGTTTCTGCTATTTCCATTGGGAGTTTTGGAATTGGAGCTTGGGTCTGTCCAGCAATTATGGGTCGGTTTAGTGAAGATACCTACAATATCGACTTTATGATGGCAATGCTCACAACTGTAGGATTGGGAATTACCGAATGTCATTCGTAATCTTTAAGAAAACAAAGGATATTATTAATGTCACGTGATACACCAAGTGTCGTCCAAAGTTGGTCGCAAGAAGTCAAGAACCGCCCGATCGAACTGTACCAGGCGTTCCTCGATGCGGAGACGCTGCGGTACGCCCAGAGCGACGTGGACGTGACGTTCGGCGGTTCGACCTGGTGGGCGATGGGGATTTCCCGCGGAGAGATTCGTACATCGTCGGAGCTGGAATGCGACGAGGTGTCCGTTTCCATTGACAACGTCAACCTGGCGATGGCCGACAGGATCATCGCGACGGACTTCGTTGGGCGGCGGCTCGTGATCTACAAGCTCCGGCGCGGCGATGTAAGCAGTGGCCAGGCAATGGTCCTGTTCGACGGCCGGATGGACGAGCCAGTGCTGGATCAATCGAAGCTCATGCTCTCGATCCGCTCGTGGCTCGATGGAATGCATGTCAACGTTCCGCGACGAATCTTCAGTAGCATCTGCAACTATCAACTATACGACACGTGGTGCAAAGTCTCACGCAGTAACACCGTGACTATCAATGCCGGGACGGGGACAGCGACTGCGTCTTCGACTCATTATACATTGGTATCAGACTATTTCGCCGGACAGGCCGATGGGTATTGGGGACCGATCGGTACGCTGTGGATGAACACTGGCAGTAACGTAGGTAATGCCCGTGAGGTGATTGCCCACTCGCAGTCGAGCGGAAGCGTCGAGGTCCGCATTCCCTTCCCATTTACGATTAGCTCAGGCGACGCGTTCACCATCGAGCGGGCCTGCGCGAAGACCGTAGCTGACTGCACGTCGAAGTTCAATAACTATACAAACTACGGCGGCTTCCCGACGATTCCGCGCGCCGGGCTGCAGATCGACATGCCAACGCTCGCATCTGCCGGTGGTGGTGGAGGAAAGAAGTGATCGCGCGATCCGAGTACGAAGCGCGGCTCCACGAGGAGGCTGCCAAGGTGCGGGGCGTCAAGTTCCTGCACAACGGGCGCGTCCCGTCGCAAGGCTTTGACTGTCTCGGGCTGGTCGTCTGGGTGCAACGGGCAGCGGGCGTATCGGACTTTCCCGACACCGAGAAATTCCTACCGTCCAACTGGCACGTCCACGCGCAGTCCGAGTTGTATCTAGAGGGCGTCGATCCGCACTCAATCACGCTCCCGGACATGCACGATCTGCGGGTGGGTGACTGTGTGCTGTTCCGACTGGGCGTGTTGTTTCCCAACACGGGAAGCATGCGAGTGCAGCATATTGGGCTGGTCATCTCAACGACACCCGACCTGCGGTTTCTCCAGTGCCTCCAGGGTCGGGGCGTCGTTGATAGTTCGCTGCGGGAGCGGTCCTGGGCCAAGTGCTTTGTGCAGGGCGCCCGATCGCACGTGCTGATGCGCTACCTGGGAGAAGACAGTGGGCAGTAGAGGATCGACAATTGGTGGTGTTATTGGCGGCGTCATCGGTGCCATTCTTGGGTACTTCGGAGGCAATACCATCGGCGGTGCAATGCTGGGTTCATCCATTGGTATGGGTGTTGGCTCGGCCATTGACCCGCCAAGCGCGCGCATGGGGTCGAGTCAGTACAAACAGCAGGACGTCTACTACAACACTATTGCACACAACCTCCCGGTGCCCATCGTGTACGGTGTAAATCGGGTTGCGGGGAATCTCATATGGCTCGGGAACATCAGCGCCAATGTCACGCAGAGCGGTGGCGGAGGTAAGGAGGGCGGGTCGGGCGGTGGCGACAAAAACTCCTCCGGGCAGCAGCAGGTAGAGGTTTACGGAGACTTCGCGGTAGCATTAAGCGAAGGCGAGATCATGGCGGTCACGGATGTGTTCATCGGTGACAAGGTGATCAGCGAGACGGAGGGTCTAACCTATACGGTCTATCTGGGCACGGAAATTCAGGAAGTTGATCCTCGTCTCTGGAAAGACCTGGGGGCCTTGGCTCCGGCGTTCCGCAACACGGCCTACATCGCGATGGGTGGCAATCTCGGTAGCTACCCAGCGGTACCACAGCTCAACTGCGAGGTTGTTGGCAAGTTTACCGAACCCTATTCGTGGGGCAACCCGGCGCTGATCGTGCAGGACATCTTGGTCCACCCCCGCTACGGAATTGATGTGTCTTCGTTTCGGATCGATCCGATCACGTTCACGGCAGCCTACTCCTACTGTGTCGATATAATCGCGAGAAGTGATGTAACGAGCGCGCAGGCAGCGGCTCTCGATCACCCCTATGTCCCGCCATCGTTTTCTACCATAACGTCGATGAGCATGATCAATATGCTCTACAGAACGATGGTTATTGGCGGACTTCCACCGGGGTATTCAGTCGGCATGTATTTTCCCGACGGCACACAATTCGCCGCGACGGACGTCATCAGCAGCAACGGTGTTGCGGTGATGTCGAGTTCGATAATCTCGTCGATGGGCTGGACAGAAGACCCCGGCGGAGGAAATGATCCTATCCAGCATTTCACACCAACCAGCGGCTACATTGTTCTATTCTCAGACGCGACGTACACGACCGTGGTCTCCAACGGAACCTGGCCCACCCCACCGGGAGTCATGGACTTCTATATTGGGACAGCTCTCAACTTCGTCCCGTCCGAACCCGCCTATGTCTATCCTCGCACCGCAGATGGACTGCCAGGGGAGCAGCGGTACACACTCGATTATGTCGTGGACAACTACCGCCCTGTGGTCGAGCATCTCCGCGACATGCTCTCAGCGTTCGGTGGGTTTCTCACATGGTCGCAAGGGATTGTTAAGCTGCACATCGACCGTCCGGGTGCCACAATTGTGCAGTCCTTTGGAATGAATGATATCTCTGCCGACTCGTTCAAATGGAAACGTCAGTCATACCGTGAGCGAGCAAACGTGGTTCGTGTTCAATATATCGAACCTGGTAACTTGACAATGTCAACTGAGGAGGACCCAGCAGTTACACCTACGAAAATTAGTGGGAGTACATATAACGTTCCGCTCGAAGCCACGCAGAAAAAAGAATACAAAACCTACCGTCAGGATTTTGTCGAAGCCAGTGATATTTGGGATATTGAGCGCACGGGCGAGCGGCGTGATCGCATACTCAACTTGACCGGAATCAAGCGACGGAGCCAGGCCCAGCGCATGGCACAGTATTTCTTGAATAAGGCTGTTCACTGCTCGAACGCCTGCACGTTCCGAGTTGGCATCAATGCGCTCCAGGCGGAGGTCGGAGACGTAGTCGCCGTCTCGCATGATATTCCACGGTGGCACGGCAAATTATTTAAGATTGTGGAAATCCAGGAAGCCGAGAACGATGAGTTGACACTAGGGTGCCTAGAGCACAATGAAGCGGTGTACAACGATGCTGTGGGTGAAACTCCGCATGGACAGGACACATTATACGGTACGTCGGGTGCCACGGGTGGGTCACCAACCAACGTCGGTCGACTGTCGGTGTACGAACGGCCATACGAGAATACGCTAGAGGTGGCCTACACACGTGTCGCGACAAATGACCTATTCTCAGGCGTAGACTTATACGTGCAGCGGGGAGCGGGAGACTTCATCGGGGTGGCGCAGAACATGCTCTCAAATGCACCAACGGCCTACCTGACTACCACGATCAATACACTGACACTGGTCACGAGCGGTCCGCTCTCGGGGTGGGCGACCAGTGACCCGATCACTATTACCGGCGTCCCGGATGGGTACGCTGCACGGTTGTATCACTGGTATGAGAATGTCCAGGCCGAAGCCGTTGCGAGCATGGGCACTGTCATTCTGCCGATCAATGTAACTACGCGAACCACTGGATATATTCGAGTGTACCCGTCCGCAAACTCTGCTAACGATTCCAATAATCGCATTGTCTGGTGGCCATCAGCGTGGGACGGCCCATACCGTCCCGGTGACTTGTTCACGATGCAGCGCATTCCGCAAGTGATATCGCCATCGCAAAACTGGATACCCATCGAGCGCCCGCTTGGTGGCTGGACAAACGCCGAGAGCCTGCGGATCGAGACCGAGGAGATCGGCTACACAACCTTCACCGACAGCATGCTTACTGGTGTGACCCGTGGGGCGCACGGGACCACGGCGGTGCAGCACACCGGCATCGTCTCGCTCGGGATGGTCGCCTGGGAGCAGACCATCGGCGATGCACTCACCGTACTGACGACAGAGTTCAGTGACTACAACTACGCGACTATGTTCTTCGCGGCGAACAGTACCTACCTGTACGTCGGGGCGTCCAGCAAGTTCAGCGCGATAAATATCTGGCTGGCGCGGAATGCCTCGCAGATGATTGGGATGTTCGGAGAATATGCAACCGGAGCAGGCACCTGGGTATCGCTGATGTCGAGCAGCTTCATCCCCGCGACGGACACAACATCCGGGCTGCAGACGAGCGGACGGATTTTCTGGGAGCCACCCGGCAACTGGGCGCAGACCCATGAGACTACATTGGGTGGCCTGAATATCGGGGACGCGATAGATCGGTACTACGTTCGACTCATGCGGGTCGCGTCACTTTGCGTGGCACCGCCAGTCGAGCTGGAGATGACACTGACAAACGATGTGCTTGCCGTGGTACGGAAGTCCAGTGCATACCTATACGAGCTGACACTGGCTGACAGTGGGCAGACACTCACGTTCAAGGCGATTTCTCGCAGTATTGGAGGAATTACAGGCGAGAGCGTCGCGGCACCTACCACTGTATACGTGAACACATAGGAGCAAATTGCATGGGATCGGTTGGGCAGACTGTCGGTGGGGTGATTGGAGGTGTTGTCGGCGCATACTTCGGTGGTGCGCAGGGGGCCTTCCTCGGCTTCTCGCTCGGGATGGCTGCAGGAAGCTTCATCGACCCGCCGCGCGGGGAGCGCAAGAACATCGACTACAAGCATACTAATCTGTACTATGACACGTCTGCGCGCAACATGCCGGTGCCCATCGTGTACGGGGTCAACCGCGTCGGCGGGAACATGCTGTGGATTCGGGTCGGCGGGACCAACGTGGACTACGACTCCGGGTACAAGGGGCCGGATGGCGGGGGCGGGTCTGGTGGCGGATCGGGCGGGTCGAAGGGTTCGGCCAAAGCAGGACAGACACCCACCGTGGACATCGCGTGGGCGCTGGCGCTATCCGAAGGACCGATAACATCGGTGGCCGAGGTATTCGCCGGTGACAAACGACTCTCGTTTATGGATGATATCAACTACACTGCGTACTTAGGGACGACAGTGCAACTACCAGACCCCAAAGTCACAACAGACCTTGGTTCACTGGCACCTGCGTTCCGAAACACTGCATACCTTTCCATCGGAGCGACAATCGAAAATCCGAACGTGCCAGTGATCAATGCAGAGATATCTGGGATTCTTGGAACGCCAGCAGGTGAACGCTATAGTGGATGGGCATTAGGTGATCAGTATACGGCACGGGCACTTACATTGTCCGATGGCAGTTTTATTGCCATGTCAAACAATGGTGTTATGCAACGCTCGACAAACTACGGCGAGTCTTGGACACGGATTGGCTGTGGGATTGGCGAAGGGTCTGGGTTTGTCACGACACCGGCACTTGCCGATCATCCTGGTGTAGCCGGACGAGTCTATGCCGCAGTGTACACCTACCCTGCTGGAAGGATTTATGTACATCGGTCGGATGATTACGGAAAAACGTGGCCAAGTACGTCATCTGTTGTTGAGGGCTCGTACGATCCAAGTGCAATGCTCGGGATTCGAGGGAACTCGTCAGAAGTATTACTTTTTACTCGGAACTGGTAAAAAGTAA